AAATTTCCAATTTCAAAGTTACGAGCATTGGAACCAGTTTTATCTAAAGATAATCTAGATATAGTTCCATCACTTACTTTGATGTTTGTTCCATTAGCAGGAAAAGTTGATGTGTTGACTCCAACATTACCACCAGCAGTTACACGAAGTTTTTCACTATTCCCAATTCCAAACAAAAGATTTTTTCCACTTACTGGAGCAATTGCTAGATCATCTTGTGCTCCAGTTGTAAGCATGAATCCTGCACCAGCAATATATCCATAATCTGTTCCACCTCTTTGGAATCTAATTGCAGATGTTCTATTTCCAGATCCTGTATAATTTATAGCAAGTTCTGCATTGGTTGATGCACCATCTTCTGCTATGGTAAGGTTTGATGTTGGATTATCAGTTCCAATGCCAATCTTACCACCAGAAGTTATACGAACTCTTTCTTCGCTATTAGTTCCAAGTGCTAATACATTACTAGAAGGTGACGATATTGATGTTCCTGTTCCTACATCAATACCACTACGCGCAGTTATAACACCAACAGAATCTACACTCGTTACATCTTCGTAAGTGAGAACTCCACCAACACTTAAATTACCAGTAAAAGTTCCAGCAACTCCAGTGATGTCACCAGCAAATTGTTGTGCCGTAACAATGCCAGCAAACTGAACTTCTCCAGTATTTTCAATTGTGGCACCAGCACCTACTTTCAGAGTGCCTGCACCGGCACTTACATCTAATACATTTTGATTGCCTAAATCAGCAACACTTCTTGCTCTAGACATGTTATGGCTACTTTTTTAGTTATTTATGAGAAGAATGAATCCAAACTTACAGTCTTCTCTACCTTCCAACCAATAGAATCTAGGATTGCTTTCAATGGTTCTAAGAATGATTTCTCAAACTGAAGATCATAATCTATATACTGATTCAGACCAAGTTCCTTTGGAAACTCCTGGATAAAGGAGATAACGTTTTCGTGGATGATGTTTGGTTTCTTCAGATAGCAGAACTTAATCTTCTCACCATTCTGAATCAAAGAGTATTTGTTATCTAACTTTTTCTCTTTAATATAGTGATTGTACAAGAGTGCTCCCCTTGCATGAATCGGTGTTCCCTTAACATAGATGTCAGAAGAAGACTTGTACTTTACCACATCAGAAACTGACCGTGGAAAAGAAATTGCCTCTGGGGGAAGTGCCTTAAATTCACGACGACACTTATCAATATAATCAATAACATCATCCTCAGTCTTGGTCATCAGAATATTGAATGCCTCTTTCAACATCTTCCTACAAGGTGCAGGGGTAGATGATTTGACTGACTCAATACCCATCACCTTCAGTTTAGGTTCTGCATAGGCAACACCTTCACTGTTCCATACGTTGAGAATATATCGCTTCTTCGCAGTCCAAATACCACGGTCAGCAATATTCTCACGCTTCATTTGCATTTTCTGGTCATACGCCGATACATAGTCCGCCAACTCCTGGTAACACTTCTCGATGTACGGTTCCAGTTTGTCGCTACAGACCATATCAAGTAACTCCACAATTTTTGCTTTGTTGCCAGACTTAGCAGCAAAAAATTTATCAACAAGAGGTCCCATATTAAGATAGATCGAATCAGTATCTGATGCGATAACATAATCGGTATCCTTCGTTTTCAAAAGATTATTTAGATATTGGTTCATCTTATTCTCAATCCAACGAATAGAAACCTGACCAGAAAGCGTAATCGCTTCAGCATTGGCCAATTTGTAGTACCTAAAATATTGATTACCGATGGCACCATAAGCAGAGTTGAGCGAAATCTTCTTGGCCATCTGAATATTATTACACCGGGCGATTTCCTTCTCCAATGCTTTCGTTGGGGTCTTTTCATAATCCTGCTTTGCCTTCAGCATTTTCTTTTTAAAGATAACCCTATCTCCATACATCTTCTCCATCAGTTCTGGCAAGAACCCACGCACATCCTTACGGAACATAGCACCATTAGCACAGACAGCATTGTCCTTATACAACTCAAAGTTGATTTCCTCATTGAGAATTTTATCAACAGATGCAGTCGGATGCCTCTCCTCTAATAAAGTTTCTGGTGAGATATTGTATTGCATAATCAAGTGAGGATACAGACTATTCAAGTCAAAACTCACAACCCAATCATACTTACCAGGAATCGGTTCCTTCACATATGCACCAGCATACTTCTCACTCTTACTTTCTTTCTTACGGGGAGGAACTACAATATCTCTCTTCTTCAGATAGTTGTAGATGATATTATCCCACATACGAACCTGATAAAACACGTCAGCATAATTCACCTTTGCTTCATATGCCATCGTAAGAGCAAGTTCAATCAGTTTCATCTTACTCTCAAGACGGTCAACAAGTTCCACGTCAACGATGTTGTATTCAATAAACTTCTGCCACCCGTGAGTGTAGAAGTCTTTGAAGGTATCATACTCAGAGTGGTCCAATTTCTTCTGACCCAGTTCTACCTCAGCAATATAATCCAGACGATATGATTCCTGTGCCTTATAAGTAAACTTCTTATACAGGTCAAGGTAATCAAGTTGAGTCATCCCACCAATATCATAATTGATATGCTTACGACCATTGATGAATACTTCTCCCTCAGTTACCAGACCCCAGTTGGAAAGTCGTTTCATCAACTTCTCTCCAAGCACACGATTCAGTCGCTTACAGATATACGGGATATCGAACAACTGAATGTTCCAACCAGTAACCACATCAGGAACATCAACCATCCAATAGTTAATGAAGTGACTGAGAAGTTCTTGTTCGGTATGGCAATGATAGTAAGTTACATTCTCTTGCTTATTGAAGAATGGTTTCACACCCCAAGTAGTAATCTTCTTGGTTGTATAATCTTGGATTGTAATCGCAAGGATTTCTTCAATAGCAGATTCAACATCAGGAAATCCGTGTTCTGCCGTAGTCTCAATATCAAGTGTAATCAGTTTGATTTGGTTGATATCAAACTTGACTTCATCCTCAGGATAGTGATGTGAAATATACTGGTAGATATAACGATCGTTTCCATAAATCTCAAACCCATCAACCTCATCATACTTCTTGTAGAAATCTCTACAGTCTCGCACATTTCCAGGTTGAATTTCTTCTACTGCTTCTCCATTTAATGTTCTATACTTGGAATCTTTTTTTGTCTTAACAAATACGGATGGAAAAAACTCATCCCGATATTCATATCTTTTACCATTATCAACTCCCCGAACGAGGAATTGATTACCAATCATTTGAACATTAGTGTAGAAACGCATTACTTAGTCAGGTCGATGTATTTTTCAAGTAGGGTTGGCATAGGTTCCGCAAGAGTAATAATCTTGTCAGAACTAATCATAAAAATATCTTGCTTTGTATGATCCATCATCCAAGGTGCAAGATTAAGACCTTCCCAAATTTCCATTGGATTAATCAGTTTGCAGTCAGGTTGACCAATATCAGCACCAACCTCTTCAACCTCACTGATCAGTCTCTCGCTGTTCGTCAGCAGAATCACTTTGATTACTCGATCCATTGACAACATCCTCCACATACATTTGAACTAATCTTTCTACCGGTTCCACAATCGTCACTACCCAGTCAGCAACGACGGGAATAGTATCCTCTGCAGAAAGAGGCATCCAAGGGAACAGAGATACTTCATATCCTTTCTGCTTTTCTCTTACACTAGGATTCCTCAGTTTAACCACACATGCCTTATTGAGATAATAACCGATGATACGCTTTTCAGCATCCTCACCAATAGACATCTCTTCCACGTCTGCGATAACGTCTTCGCCAGACTTTAATTGTAAAAGTTTAATACTCATTTTCCTACTCCATAATCAGGTGCTTTCAGTTCCAGTTCGTAGATTGTTTTACGGAGTTTTTCAAGGGCAGCTTTTGTTTCCGGTGTTTCTTCCCACTCCCAAGTGTCTCCCTTAGAATTTACAAATTGCTTTTTAGTCATACAGTCCTCCTATCAGGGATATCATAGCACAAAAAAATAGGGGACGCAACTGGATTTTGCCAGTTGTCCCCTAGCGGCGACGATATTCAGTTTTATTTATTCTTCTCCAGATTGAGTAAGTGCTGCTGCTCCGACAAAGGTGCCGAATAAAATTGCTACTACTGCTAAAACTGCCATAATTACGGGGTGGTGAATGAGTAGGTATTTATACCGGGGGGAGAGTTAGGGGAATGCGCTCCCAAAGAACCCATTGATAAAAAGAGTCATTACGGTTCCAATTGTAAGGGTGGCGGCTGTGAGATTCATAAGTCGTCCTCCTAATTACATAACTATCTATATTATACTGTATCACAGTGATACACTTCTGTAGCAACAGCGACTTTATTTTGTTAGGAAATTAAAACCAATCCTTCCTTTTGTGATGGTCTGGCACAATTCTACCGAGAGTGATGCTCAGAAGCCCATCCTCAAAGCTAACTGATCTAACTTCCGTTTCGTCACTGAGGGTCCATGATCTAGTGAAAGATCTCTGAGCCACTCCTCGGTGGACATAATCTGTTCCTGACTCTTTGTCTTCTTTTTGTCCTTCGACAAAGAGTTTACCGTCTTGCGTGTAGACATAAACTTCTTTCTTTTTGAATCCTGCTAGTGCTA